ATTATCTTAACTGCAGCATCTACAATCTTAGGAAGCATTTTTATGATCCCATCAACGATTGCCATTAAGATTTTTACACCTGCATCTAATATTTTAGGAAGATTAGTAATAATCATCTCAATAATTTTATTTACAAGCATGATAGCCGTGTCTACTAGATTAGGCAGAATCTTTACAATCCCATTAATAAGAGCCATTAAGATTTTAATACCTGCATCTAAGATTTTAGGAAGTAATGTAATAAGAGCATTTAATAAAGTATCCATTATCTTTAATGCAGCATCTATAAGCTTAGGAAGGTTATTCACGATTCCGTCAAGTATTGCCATTAAGATTTTCATACCTGCGTCTAGGATAATAGGAAGCAATGTCCCTATAGTATTCACAAGTGTATTAATCATTGTTACGGCTACATTAATCAAAGTAGTTACTACAGTAGGGAGAACTTGAACAAGCCCCTCAATAACCTTTGTAAGTATCGCAACTCCTTGCTCGATGAACTTAGGGAGATACAATACTATCAAATTAACCATAGTATCTATTACTGTAGTAATTGTAGTTAGTAACATTGGAAACATTGAGTTTATCCCTTGCACTATCGTAGGCAGAAAACGAGCTGCAGTAATTAAAAGTCCTGGGAGACCTCCCACAAGCATAGCTATTAGAGATGGGATAATATTCATAAATATTTGTCCTAGTTGTGAAGTATCTCCACCTAGAGCGAGCCTTATTGCTTCCACCATAGAGGTAACAGTAGTACGGATAGCCATTACTGCAGTTCCCATTAAGAGTGCAGCATTTTGGAATCCTGTAGGAAGATGCGTAATCCAATCATTCATGACGTCTCCTACAGTGATTACACTCCAGAGATACTTCCCTAAATTGACAAATGCTTGTCCTAGGCTATTAAGAGCAACTAAGGCAGGAGCTATTGCGTTCGCTATCCCTTGGATTGGAGCTGGCATGTTAGATACAACATCTCTAAAGTGATCGCCTGTAGTGAGTACGCTCCATAGATAAGTACTTAATTGAGCTAACATTGAACCAAAGCTATTTAGAGCAACCATTGCAGGAGAGAGTGCTGTGGCGATCCCCTGTATAGGAGCAGGTAATTTTGAAATTACATCCGCAAAGCTATCACCTGTTAAGAGAACATATCCGAGATACTTCCCTAGCTCTAAAGCATTGGCTCCGAACTGCTTCAATCCTGCAATTGTAGCAGTTAAGGCTTTCCCTCCAAGGTCCATCAAAGAGGCGGTCCATTGCTTAATGACTGCAATTACTCCTAAAACTCCATTTCTAAATGTTTCACTAGTTTTCCACAAGTGAGTAAACCCTACTACTAATCCGGCTATTGCTGCAGCTAATATCCATGCAGGAGCAGACATCATAGAGAACCCTGTAATGATTGGCATAATGACAGGTTTAATAGCAAACAAGATAGCTCTTAACCCTTTAAAGTATCCTATCCCTAGAGCTAAAGGTGTTAGGATTACCATCAGAGCAGGGACAAGCATCATCATCCCTTGGATAAACTTAGCTAATACAGGATGAGCTTCATTAAATTGAATAACCATCTCGGCTAGTTTAGCAATAAAGTTATACATAGGAGTCATTACAGCAGCAAACGCTTGGACCATTGGTTCAAATGCTTTAGCTAACTTTTCCAACATGTTATTGAAAGCTTCAGCGTACTTTGTATTTTCTTCCATAGCTCTTCCATGTAAAGCTCCATAGAACTTAGTTGCAGCAGCAGCAGCCAATCCAAATATGACAGGCAAAGCCATCATTTGAGTTCCTAAATCACGAATGAAGTCATTGTATTGCTTAACAGAAGCGTTTGCTCCTAAGAACTCTAGAGCTAGCTGCTGAGGGCTTCCAGATCGTGCTAATCTGTCCAATGAATCTACTGCAGATAGTGCAAGCCTACTTGTGTTATAAAGAGGATTATTCATCGTAGTAAGGTTATTCTGGAAACGGGAAGCAGTAGAGCTTGCGTTATTAAGAGTCCCTATAGTTTGATAAATACTCATGAGAGCCATTCTGTTAGAGTTGATAGCCTGGTCGTTTGCAGCCTTTTGAGCTTTACCTAACTCATTGATTCTAGCTATCATTTCATCAACCGAGCCTGTATAAGAGCCTGCAGACTGTACTAGCTGGAAGTATCCGTATTGAGTCTCTATTTGAGCCTCCCTAGCTCCAGACATACCTGCCTTCATTTGATGTTGATAAGCTTTCATTTCATTCATCATTGCCATATGAGCGTCAGATACTTGAGTATATCCTCTTGTAATATCGCTATTCATACGAGCAAAGTCTGACCCAAAGGACTGAGTAATCTCTCTAGAGTTGTTTCCCATATTGGACCCGATACGATTAATCTCATTGTTGATTTCTGTAACTTCTGTACGTGTAATACTGCTGAGTCTGTCTATCTCTGCCTGGTATTCACTATTGATTTGGGACACAATAGACTGTATGTTTGCTCCAATACGGATAAGCTCCTCATTTACTTGTGTAACCTCTCCCCGTACATCGCTATCAAGAGGGTTAAACCCATCATCAAATAACCTACGAGCAGCTTGTCCTATTGTGGTCATGTCTGCCCCGATTTCTCTGAGTTGAGCATTCACATCTGCTACGTTAGAGCCTACATTACTACCTATATTACTTAGTTGGTCATTTATATTATTTACATTTGAGCTTACATTCCCTCCAAGATTATTTATCTCTGAATTAAAAGCATCTCGTATAGTTCGAGCTACTGAGCTCATGTTAGAACCCATTCTACCTAGCTCTCTATTGATTCTCTCTACATCGCTACGTATATTAGAATTGTCTATTCGGGCATCTATCTTTACACTTCCGTCAGCCATGTATATTCACGCTCCTTTCGTCTAATTTAAAGAGTCTCCAGGAGCCCTGCTATGAGGTCTTAATCATCTGTTGTAGGTTTAACACCCTTGTTTTCTTGAGCTAGTTGCTTACGTGCTTCCTTGTAACGTCTCATGCGGTCCTCATAAGCTTTCAACTCTCTAGCCTCTCTCATGGCCTTCGCTTGTGGAAGCTCATAAAAGGCTTTTTTCTTCTTAATATCCTTCACCTGGTCCGCATTGTCTTTGGTCTTCTTAGGGACTTCACAAGTGCGGTACTTAATAGCAGTCTTCATAGTTGTCTCTTCTGATAAGTTATTGAATAGAGCTAGGAACTCGTTCCAGAGTAGCTTTCCTTGCTGCTCGATTAGATTAATATTGTAGTCAAACAAAAAGGACGAGAAAATCCGTTCAGCGTCTATAGTAAAGTCAACTATAGGAACCTCTTGGAATGTCTCGTCCTCTTCTGCTTCGTCTGTGGAGTTATCCTTATTTGTAATCTCATTGACTCGTTCTTTTTTATCAAGGTCTATATTGAGCTTTGCTTTAAAGATATCAATGAGAAGTTTATTAAGTTGTTCCCCGTTTAGCTGAGCTAGTAAGGAACGTTCTACTACAAGCATATTGAGGGCTATTAGAGGTTTGCTTTTATCAGACACCGTTTTATCATCGAATAGCTGCAGCATAACGAGGATATTATCATAGGAAAGGTTTAGCTCAATAGCCACGCCTCCCCAAGTTATTACATCTACGTTACGCTCTGTGAGTGAGAATCTCGGTCCCATAAGCGATCACCTTACTTCTTAGTGTTAGTCAAGTATGCGTCTAAGTTACTTCCAGCTTTAGCACGTAGCTCTGCTTCTACTAGTTTAGTTAAATAATTTACTAAACTAAATAGATTCATAATAGAGCGTCCTGCTTTCCTATACAGTTCCTCAAAAGTATCTTCACCTAAGAATATCTCGATAGCATCTTTTACAACCTCACGTTGCTTTGCATTCATATCACGTAGTTGTTCTGGAGTAGCTTCACGGATATCAACTTCTTC